AACCATATTCTCCGTGGTTGTTAAAATGTACAGGAAAGAGGTATCGTTATGCTTCGTAAAATAAAATTATATGGAGAGCTTGCAAAGTTTGTAGGGCATAAAGAGTTTGAGATAAAGGCAGACACACTAGCTCATGCAATGAGTTTTTTGATAAATAATTTTCCTGGAATCGAGCAACACATGAATGACAGATACTACAAGTTAAAAGTTGGGGATTATGAGTTAGATAAATCTGAACTAGGAGATCCAATAGGACAACAAGATATACACTTAATTCCTGTGATTACTGGTGCTGGTAGAGGATTAGGAAAGATATTATTAGGTGCTGTATTAATTGGATTTGCAATCATAAATCCAACTGTAGGTTTTGGACTCGGACCAAGTGGTATAGGAGGAGGATTTGCAACTGCCTCTGGAGCGTTCAGTTTTGCTGCATTTGCAGGAAATATAGGTATAGCTTTAGTTCTTACTGGAGTTTCTGAGATGCTAACTCCTTTACCTAAAAAGCCCGATTTTAGTTCAGAAGAAGATCCTAGATTATCATTTAGTTTTAACGGACTACAGAATACATCAAGGGCTGGTACACCCGTTCCAATAGTTTACGGAGAAATATTTACTGGATCGGTTGTAATTAGTGCTTCCGTAGATACTGAACAGGTACAGGCATGACTGATATTAAACGTGTTATTAGGGGTGCAAAAGGTGGAGGTAATCCACCTCCACAACCAACTAGAGATCCTGATAATCTTCATAGTAGACAGTATGCTACTTTTTTAGATTTAATATCGGAAGGAGAAATAGAAGGTTTTGCCACTGCATCTAAAGAAGGTAGAACAAAGGGAACAACTGCATATAATAATGCTGCATTAAAGGATGTATTTTTAAATGATACTCCTGTTATAAGAGCTTCAGCAGATTCTACTAATATACAAGATGTAGATAGAAATTTTCAAAATGTAACCTTTAACCCTAGATTTGGTACTGATAGTCAAACTGCTATACCAAATATAGATAGTAGTGTATCCACAACAAGTGTTGGTGTCACAGTAACTAAGGATGTTCCAGTAACTAGACAGATTACTAATACAAATGTTGATAAGGTAAGAGTAACGATTACTTTTCCTCAATTACAAAAAGCAACTGACGATGGAGACTTACTAGGTACTTCTGTTCAATTAAAAATAGCTGTTCAATACAATTCTGGAGGTTTTACTGATTTAGCTATAGGAAGTAACGGCCAAACAACTGATACAATTACGGGTAGAAGTGGAGATGCGTACCAAAGAGATTATGGTGTGCAGTTAACTGGGGCATTTCCAGTAGATATTAGAATAAGTAGAGTTACAGATGATGCAACTGATACTAATGTTCAAGATAGTTTTCAATGGACAAGTTTTGGCGAAATAGTAGAAGAGGCTCGTACTTACAACAACAGTGCGTACACTGCTTTGCGTCTGGACTCTATGCAATTCAGTTCTATTCCAGATAGAAAGTTTAGAATAAGAGGAATAAAAGTAAGGATCCCTGGTGCAGGAGCATCCAGTTCTGGTACTCCTACTGTCGATAGTGCTACTGGTAGAATTGTTTATCCCGATGGATATATTTTTAACGGAGTCATGGGAGCAGCTACATGGTGTTCATGTCCTGCCATGATTTTGCTTGACCTTTTAACTACAAGTAGATATGGATTTGGAGATCATATAACAGATAGTTCTCTTGATCTTTTTAGTTTCGTAAATGCCAGTAAATTTGCTAATACACTTGTAGATGATGGGCAGGGAGGACAGGAAGCCAGATTTAGCTGCAATGTAAATATTCAAAGTTCAAAAGAAGCGTTTGAATTGATAAATGAGTTAGCTGGTGTAATGAGATGTATGCCAATTTGGTCTGCTGGTTCGATAACAATTACACAAGACAAGCCAACCGATCCAAGTTATTTATTTAATTTATCAAATGTAGGAGAGGCTGGATTCAGTTATGCAGGAAGTAGTCTCAAAACAAGACACAGTGTTGTATCTGTTTCTTACTTCAACATGGATAGCCAAGAAATAGATTTTGAAGTACATGAGGATACAGATTTAATAGCCAAAATAGGTACAGTTGTCAAAAAGGTACAGGCATTTGGCTGTACTTCCAGGGGACAAGCAAGAAGATTAGCTAAAGCAATCGTATTTGCTGAGAATAATGAAAGTGAAGTTTGTACTTTTACTACATCTATAGATTCTGGGGTAATAGTTCGCCCTGGTGCTGTCATAGAAATACAAGATCCAGTGAGAGCAGGGGTAAGAAGAGGAGGAAGATTGAAAACTGTCACTTCTACAACTGTTGTTACTGTCGATGATACTTCTGCAACAGATTTTGCGGTAGACGCAAGTGGAAACCCTGTAGGAGATGCAACTTTGAGCGTACTTTTACCCGATGGAACGTCTGAAAGTAGGGCAATCTCATCTGTATCAGATGGGACTATAACTGTTACTTCCGCTTTTTCTCAAACTCCTAACGTAAATACTATTTGGCTTATATCGAATGTAACTACGCAGTCACAATTATTCAGAGTAATAACAGTAGAAGAGCAAGATGGCATAAATTATGCGATTACAGCTTTATCTTATGTTGAAGGTAAGTACGCATTTATTGAAGATGGCGAAGCACTACCAGCTAGAACAGTATCTAAATTAAATGCACTTACTGAACCTCCTTCTGGTCTAAGTGCTGTTGAAAGAATATTTCCTATTAACAATCAGGCTGTATCAAAAATAATTATTAGCTGGCAACCTATAGTCGGTGTTACCGAATATCAGGTTAACTACAGATTTGGTAATGATAACTTTATTAGTGAGAAAGTATCTAGACCTGATTTTGAAATAGTAAATAGTAGAAAAGGAACTTATACGATTCAGGTGTTCTCATATAATGTTCAAAATGTTTTATCCGCAACCTCAACCAATATTACTTTTGAAGCTGTTGGTAAGACAGCAGTTCCACAGGATGTTACAGGATTACTTGTTGAACCAGTATCAGATCAATTTGTACGACTACGTTTTGATAAAGCTACAGATATTGATGTTACACATGGTGGAAACGTAGTTGTTCGGCATAGTAATCTTACAGATGGAACGGGAACATTTACTAATTCTGTTGATATTATTCCTGCTTTACCAGGAAACGTATCTGAGACATTAGTACCAGCAGTTGATGGAGAGTATATTCTTAAATTCAGAGATGATGGTGGCAGATTAAGTTCTGGAGAAACTTCTGTTGTTGTAACTACTCCTGATCCTGTACCCAAATTACTTGTACTGACAGACAGAGAAGATACTGATGCGACACCTTTTGCTGGAGATAAGGTTGATTGTTTCTTTTCTGATGATGTAAACGGACTTGTCCTTGGATCGCTTGATTTATTGGATGGAGTTACAGACTTTGATGCTATTTCTGATTTTGATTTCTTAGGTGCTGTTGATATTACTGGTGGTCATTACGATTTTGCTTCCAAGCTAGATCTAGGTGGCAAACAACCACTTAGATTAAAGCGTCATTTTGTTACACAAGGTTTTTATCCTAATGATTTGATTGATAAGAGAACTGCAAATATTGATACATGGACAGACTTTGATGGTGCTACTGCTTTTGATGTCAACGCAAAATTATTGGTTGCAACGACTGACAGCGATCCAGCTACATCTGATTCAGCTACCTACACGCAATCTGGAACAACAATTACAGTAACAAAATCTAGTCATGGTTTATCTGTCGGTCAATTTATAGATATAGATTTTACAAGTGGTGGTGCTACTGATGGATATTTTGAAATACAGACAGTTCCAAGTACAAGCACCTTTACTGTGACTGCATCATCAAGTGCAACAATATCAAGTAGCAACTGTAATATCGGAGCAGGATTTACTAAATTCAACACACTTGCCAACGGAACATTTATTGGTCGAGGATTTAGATTTAGATGTGAAATGGATTCAGATGACCCTGCACAATCTATCGAAGTAGATCAATTAGGCTATACAGCAGAACTTGACAGCAGAACTGAAACTGTAAATACTGTGATCGCATCTGGTACGTCCAGTAAGGCAGTTACGTTCCAACACGCTTTCTTTACAGGAACTTCTGAACTTGGTGGATCTACCTCTGCCTATCTACCTAATATTGGAATTACTATAGAAAATGCACAATCAGGAGATTTCTTTGCTCTGTCCAGCATTTCTGGAACGGGATTTACTATTGATATAAAAAATGGTTCCAGTTTTGTTAATAGAAATTTCAAATATGCTGCAACGGGATTTGGGCGTGGTAGTTAGTATTGAATTAAGATATACTTAACTCCACTGGAGCTAATGTCCGAACTGATATAAATAATGTACTGCAAGCAATATTAACTAATAATAGTTCTGGTTCTGCTCCTAGTACCACTGCTGCATATATGTTGTGGGTTGATACAAGTAACAATCTTTTAAAAATGCGTAATTCAGCAAATGATGGCTGGATTGAACTTAGAACATTAACTGGTGGTTTAACTTCTTCTACTGATGCAACAATAAATTCTATAACTGTAGGTAAAGGTGCAAACTCTGTTGCAGGTAACACTGTTCTAGGAGAAACAGCTTTAGATGCTTCTGTTTCTGGTGGAAATAACACTGCTATTGGTAAAAATGCTTTAACAACATTAACCTCTGGAACACATAACACAGCAGTAGGTTCTGGTTCTTTAGATGCTCTTACTACTGCTTCAAGTAATATAGGTATTGGTTTTAATGCTTTAGGAGAAACTACAACTGGCGATGGTAATGTAGCTGTTGG